CGATGCATACGAAAGCCCCAAAACGTGGGAGCTATCAGGAGATCACATACTTTATATAGAAGAACGGGAGCCCGGAACACTAATTGACGAAGTTGTATTTTATAAGGTTGCCCCCACAGTATCATCTGCATCCATCGGCAGTGATGGGCAGACGGTGACGGTTGCGTTTAGTGAAGCGGTATCAACAGATAATTATAACACGGGCGATTTTTGGCTAACTTGTTCTGTAAGTGGAGATGATATTGATTTATCCTATGATTCGGGAGATGACTCCACTTCTGTAGATTTTATTTCCGATGCAAAAATTAAGCGCGGAGAAACTTGTTATATAAGTTTTAATGGTGCTAGTGGTTCTATTCAAGGAGCATCTGACGATTTAGATCAGTTTGATGATGATGATGTTGATAATGGTTCTGAATATTCAATTACCACCCCTGCTTTAAGAGGATTACATTTGTTATTAGGAAATTAATGTGGAAGATTGGGAATATAGGATTAATGATATTATAGCAGAAATAGGATTAGAGCCTAATTCTGAAAACAGAAAACTTCTTTGTTCAAGAAATATGGAAATGTTTGGTTATTATTATTTTCCACATATATTAACCAAACCTAATAATAAATTCCATAGGTGGCTTTATAAAAAAAGTTTTGATATATTAACAAAACCAGAGCATAAGAAAGGAATCAAGTTAGCAGTTGCGGCGCCTCGCGGTTATTCCAAGTCGAGTTTGTTATCTTTCATTCTTCCTCTGTGGTGTATATGTTTTGAAAAGAAAAAATATATAATTCTTATATCTGAAACACAAGGGCAAGCCGAGGATTTCCTTGATGATATAAAAAGTGAGATTATTGGTAACCAAAAATTAGCAGAAGATTTCCCCCATGTTTGTGGTAAAAGTGATATACGTTGGCGGCAGGACGATATAATACTTAAGAACGAAGTACGTATAAGAGCAATTGGCTGTGGTGGAAAAATTCGTGGTAGGAAATATAGGGGAACTCGCCCAGAACTTTTTCTCATTGATGATGCAGAAGGGCGAGAATCTGTAGAGTCTGATACTGTTCGTGCTAAATTATGGAATCAATGGTTTCTTAAAGAAGTAATGAAGGCGGGACAATTAGATGGTACTTCAGATTTTATTGTCTTAGGAACTATATTACATGAAGATAGTATTCTTAGTAAGTTATTAGACCATAACATATCTCCCGATTGGGAAAAGAAAATGTTTAAAGCTGTAGAAAGCTTTGCTACAAATCAGAATTTATGGGATAAGTGGCGTGAAATATATTTGACTTATGAAGATGAAGATAAGGCCGCTGAGGAGGCTTGGAATTTCTATAGGGGGAACGAAGAGGCAATGCTCGAAGGCGTAGAAATTCTTTGGCCAGAAGGTGAAAGTTATTATGACTTAATGGTTATGTGTCTTACTCCAGAAGGAGAAAGCGCATTTGGGTCGGAGAAGCAAAATGAGCCTATAGACATAACACGAGTAGAAATAAGGCCCGAAGATATTAAAACTTTTACTTTAGAATCTTATAACGGAAGAGGTTCTAAAGAAGTAGTTTTAAGACTAGAAGAAGAAACAGAAGAGCATCCATCTTTATTGAGGACATTTGATAATTTAACCTTCTACGGGGCATGGGACCCAAGTAAAGGAAAGAAAGCTAGATCTGGAGATTTTTCAGCAGTAACAACAATAGGAAAAGATAAAGATGGAATACTTTACGTATTTGTAAATTTAAAACGTAGAGATGTGGATTCAAGAATTGAAGATATACTTAGATTGCACAATAAATATAATTATAGGTTATTCGTTGTAGAAACTGCAGCCTTTCAGTATTTTGCTAAAGATGTATTAGTGAAAAGAGCTAGGGCAGTAGGAAGCGACTTAGCGAATAAAATAAAAGATGATACAGGGCAGACGGATAAAATATTACGTATCCAAGGTTTAGCTCCTTATATTATAGATGGTACTATACGATTTCTTCATCATTCACAATGGTCTGGAACAGAGGGAATGGAGTATAGAGAAGCCATGAAGCAATTAATAGGATTTAATGCTGGAGCTAAATATGATGATTTCCCAGATAGTTTGGCAATGGCGTTTGAGATAGTTAAACATGGAGTATTTAAACGTAAAGCATTAATAAATGGGAAGACTGTTGTAATAGGCAGATAACAGGAGTGTAGAATGAGCGAATGTAAAGATTGTAAAACTGAAGATAAAAATGACATGATCCCTCATATTGTCATTAATATAAACTATTATGATAATAGAGTCAATGAAGATAATTCAAACTACATAGACGAAGTTATAATGGATAGTGAGGAATAATGGCTGAAAAGGAAAAACCTCTAAAAATAAATGAGAGAACACATCCTCTGTATAATAAATATCTCAGTGAGTGGGAATTTTATATAGAGTCTGCACTTGGTGGAAAAGATTATTATAGTAATGAAGATAATTTATTCACTCATAGATTGGAAGATCAAGCCGGAGATTACTATGACAGATTAGATAGGGTTTATTATCTTAATTTCTGCAACTTGGTATGTTCTATCTATGCAGATTATATATTTAAGGAAAAGATACGCAGACCCCCTAATCCTACTCTAGATGAATTTAGAACTAATATGGACGGAAGAGGTACAGATATAAATACTTTTATGAATCAAGTTTCATGGCTATCTAGTGTATATGGACAAATTCATATAGTAGTTGATTCCCCATTTGCAAAAGATGTAAATGTTCCGCTTCATATATATAAACAGAATAAAGAGAGGTTTAATCCTTACGCGGTTATTGTAACACCCCAAGACTTAAGAGATTGGTCAGTAGATGAATTCGGTAATTTAAATTGGGTTCTCATTCGCAGTATGGGGTATAAAGATTTAGACCCCCAAGCTGGAAGAGAAGATGATACTACATATCGCCTTATAGCAAGGGATTATTGGGAAGTATATGATGCTAGCGGCAAAAGAATAAATAAAGGGGAGAATCCTTTAGGTGCCGTCTATATGACAACTTGTTATAATAGCGATACTAATATAGATTTGATAGGCGAATCTCTTATTACAGATATTTCTAGAATTAATCGCATTATATATAATTGGTGTTCTAATATTGATGAAATGATAGAGCGCCAAACATTTAGTCAATTAGTCATGCCGGAAGATCCGCATGCGGAATTGAGTGAATTAAGTGAGGGCGGAGACCCTCTAAGAGCTTTAGGAACTTCACAGATATTTACATTTCCTGCTACCGCAGGTCAGCCTCCTCAATTCATTTCTCCAGATAGACAACAAATAGATGTTATATGGAAAATGATTGAGCAGCACAAAGACCTAATCTACGAATTAGCAGGACTTGGAACTGTAGGTTCCTCTTCTAAGTTTCTTTCACAAAGATCAGGCGTAAGTCAAGCGTACCAATTCTTAAGTATTAACTCAAGCTTGGCTAAGAAAGCAGCGAAATTAGAACGCGTTGAAAATAGTATTAATAAACTGGTGTTGATGTGGAAGAAGCAGAAAGATGCAGAAGAAAAAGTTGAATATCCTTCTCAGTTTGACGTATTGAGTCTAACTGAGACTATGCAAACCGCATTCCAAATTGCGGGGCAGAACTTTAGTACTACATTAAATATTGAACTACTCAAAAATTTAGCAAAGAAAGCCGCACCTGTTCTACCAGAAGAAACTTTGAACAAGATCTATGAAGAAATCGAAGCGAACAAAGGCTCAATTATGCAACCCATGTTAGCGGGGGGCATGTTTGGTGGTGGTTCCTTTGGTGGTGGTTTTGGTCAAGGTGGTTTTGGTAGTGAAGAGGAAGGCGGCATAGAAGAAGAATAAAACGGAGGATTCCGATCCTTGATTACGGATGTAACGGAGGAAATAAAATGAAGAATTTAGAAAATATTACCATCTTGAAGAGTTTTTTTGAAGACCCGCCCGATGATGACCTTGATATAGATGATGATCCTGTTAAGGATAAAAAGGACGATATTAAGGATAAGACGTATACAGAGGCGGAAATGAAAAAGGCTATAGAGCGAAGACAAAAAGCTTTGGCTGACAAAAGAGCGGCAGATGAAAAAGCAAAAGCTCTAGAAGATAAGCTTGCTGCTATGCCT